CGAGTATTTCCGAATTATGCACGAACCCAGTTCGATGGTGAAAGTTGTCATCGACTGGAAGCAAAACATTGCACGGAACCGGGGCCTGTATAGATTCCAGAACGGTATCCCTGTTGCGGTAGATCCGGTCGAGAATCCTTTGCCGTCGCACTATGACCCGCCAACGCAGGACGTATTGGACCTGTTCGCGAGACTGAGACGCAAAGGGTTTAGGTTAGAGGGCGACCATCGCAATGGCGAGCTTGGCGAAGATGCTCCGTTGCGATCCCCGTGGTATGACCATGAGTGCGATCGTCCCGGGATGACACCTCAGAGAATAGCCCAGGAGCTTGACCGTGATTACGCGGGTTCCGAGTATCTTGTATTTGGCAACGAGTTCAATTCGCATGTAGCCAAGCAGGTCATGCCATCGGTGCATGTTGGCAAGTTTGACGTGTACGAAGAAACGGGCGACGGGGAGATTGATTACAGCGTCCTATTTAACTCGACGTTTGACGGCAACGTGAAACTGTGGATGCCGTTGGACGTTAGGGGGCGACCACCCAAGAGCAGTTACGCTTTGGGTGCCGACGTGTGTACGGGATTGGGCGGGAGTTACACCAGCAACAGTACCCTCGTTGGGATAGACCTACTGACGCGCGAGCAGGTGTTGGCATTTGCAAGCAACACAATAGAGCCTGGAGATTTTGCGGACTTATCTGTTGGGATTGCCAATTGGCTATGGGGTGCTTACCTTGGCTGGGAGCATAATGGTCCAGGTGCGGCTTTCACGAAGAGAATGATCAAGCTTGCATACGGGAACGTGTTCCGCAGGAAATCACAGACGAAGAAAAGCAAGCGTGAAACCAAAGAGCTTGGTTGGTGGACGGACGAGAAGACAAAAGCGGCGATGTTCTCTGAGATCAGTCGCGCCGTGCAAAAGGGAGATGCAGTTGTCAGGGACGAACAGCTTGCTAAAGAATTCAAGCAGTACGTTTACCTAAATGGAAAGATTGAACATGCTGCGTCATTGACGACGGAGGACAGCAGTTCTCGGGGGAAAGCCCACGGGGATAGGGTGATAGCATTCGGCGTGGTGTTACAGTGCGCTGCAGACAGGCCAGCGAAATCTTCGCAAAGCGATAGTGGGGTTCGCGGCTACGGTGAACGGGCTGGGATGAGTCAGCCACCTGCAAACACGATGGCTTACAGGATGAAGTTGGCCGACCAGGAAGACAGCAGTGGCGGTGCTGACGACATTTGGCGTGATTCTGTCATGGAATCACTGAGATAGCACTGAGATAGCACTGAGATAGCACTGAGATAGCGTGGAGAGCCCCGGAAGGTTTTTGGAGATCACAGGAGAACATGGGAGAGCAGTATGGCTTGCTTGCATTTTCAACATGCACACGTTGGCACTCAAGGTTTTCGTGGTCGATTGCCGGAAGAAAACGCCGGTGACAGGGTGTCACCAAAAAAGTCTATCCAGTCTCAGGATTACGGTCTTGCAGAACTGAGCGGCAGTGAATTGCGTGGTTTACTGCGAAAAGACAAAGCCGCTCCACGGCGTCGAAGCAAGAGGGCTGCACTTTATTCATCGGGCAGGACGCGAGTGTATCGCTACCGTGGGAACGATGTCCTGTCTATTTGGATGAAAAGCGAGGCGAGGCCACACCTTTCGCGGCAGTTAAACCCGGAGTTGCGAATTGTCATGGGGCTGTGGAGTCATTCAGGCTTGCCCACGAAACTCAAGGCAGAAATAGCGAATTGCTTGGACTCAGGAGAATTCATTGAACTTAACCGGCAACTGAGGAGCAATTACGCGTTTACCAGTCTGGATGCTGTGCGGCATTGCATAGATCACGGGTTACCCACATCGGCAGCCGTTGCGTTACACAAGCAGCTTACATGCACCAACTGCGGCTACCGAACATGGACGCTTCCGTGCTTGCGTTGTTGGAACAGCCTGGACGACGACGTTGGCTTAGATGACGAGTTCATGGGCAACGGCGAGTCGCCAAAGGATTGCAGGCCAACCCACTTCATGCCTGGAAGTTGGGGAAAGATTGAGGTTCTTAGGACGCGAGTTAGTTTGAGCCAAGAGTTGTGGCACCCTGACGATCCATCAGACAAAATGCTAGCAACAGGGGCTAGTTCTTTGTTTTGTCTAGGAGGCGACGATTAGCAGCGTTATGCTAGTGACACGTCCAGCCCACGTCCCGCGAAAGTCCCAGTCCAGTTAAGGCAACAACATGGCCCGCACAGTAAGCATGACCCCCGACTATGGAAGCAACCAATCTCCCGACAAGCTTGGTGGAAGCAACTATAGCGGTGCTTCGCAGCGGAACCGAGTGCTTTCAAGGCCCGCCGCAGTTTCGGGAATGGGTGTTGCACCTGGGCGGACGGGAGTGAACGACAACGCCTCGTACGAGGAAAAGGACGACATGGGCTTGGAATCGGGAAACTTGCAGGCAGGAGGTTTGCGGCAAGAAGGCGGCGAAGGTTTTAGTGACAGCCTGTCACCAAAAGGCATGAGCACTAACCAGCCCGAGATCGTCAGGGAGAGATTGTTCCGCGCGATTGGGAAATCGTATCGGGATTTGGAACGCTACCGAAACATGAACCGGGAATTGGTCCGCAACTACAGCGGTGCCGGGTATGACAACTCTGGTCCCAGTGCAGCCCCGAAGCAAGTTAGGTACTTGGATTTGCTCAATCAGGCTGTGGATGCGTACCAGACTTTGTTGGCCGCGAACCGTCCGAGGGTGATGGTCACAACGAAGTTGCCGCAGTACAGGGCGTTCGCCAATCACTTTGCCCATGCTGTCAACACAATGATAAAGGAGATTCGCCTGGAGGAGACTCTTCGTCATTGGGTGTTAGATGCGTTCTTCTGCGTAAGGGTGGTCAAGACGCACGTAGCAAGTTCGGGTTTGGTAGAGATTGAGCCGGATTTCTGGATGGACCCGGGGACACCATTTGCCAGCAACGTGGCACTGGACGATTTCGTTTACGACACCAGCGCCAAGAAGTGGAGCGAGGTGAAGTATGCGGGCGACATGTACCGGATTGCGTTTTCGGAAGCGGTGGAGTTGTTTGGAGAAGAAGCAATGTCTGGGCACACCCCCAGCAGCAAAGGCAGTTTGGACGAAGAACGTGTGCAGCAAATAAGCCGTGGGGAGGAAACGGACGAAGACGAGTTCGAGCCGATGATCGACATTGCCGACATTTGGATTCCGAGGCTTGGCGTGATTGAATCGTACGTCGTGGATTCTCGTTCACAGTTCACGCTCAAGGGAGAGCCACTTGCAGTAGAGGAGTGGACAGGAGGCGAGGAGGGCCCGTATCACATCCTGGGTTTCAATGACGTTCCCGAGAACATTATGCCGACAAGTCCTGCGAGTCACCTTGAGTCGCTGGAGAATCTTATCAACAACGTCATGCGAAAGAACGCACGGCAGGCCAAGCGACAGAAGGACATCCATGTTTACACGCCAGCGGGAGCAGAGAGTGCGAGGCAGATACAGCGTGCCGACGACGGAGAGTGGGTGCAAGTCAACAGCACCGACGACATTGGAATGATGAAGCAAGGTGGTGTGGATCAATCCAACTATGCGTTCATGCTTGGCGGCATTGAGTTATTTGACCGGATGGCTGGGAACTTACAGGCGATCATGGGCCTGGGATCTCAGGCCGACACGGTTGGACAGGAGAAGTTGATCCACGGCGCCGCGAGCAAGAAGGAGGGGCAGATGCAGTACGTGATGCTGAATGCCGCAACCAAGTTGCTCAAACAGCTTGGGAAGATGCTGTGGCAGGACGAATTCAAAACGCTGTCCATGGAGATCACTGTTCCAGGTGCTCCCGGTTACAGCGTGCAGGACGAGTGGAAGCCTGGGGACAGGGAGGGGAATTTCCTGGATTACAACTTCGAGATTGACGTTTACTCGATGCAGTTCCAGAGTCCAGGAAGCAAAGTCCAGCAGTTGAATCAATTGGTAATGCAAGTCTTTTTGCCCATGACACAGTTAATGATGCAGCAGGGCGGAACGATAGACATGATGCAGTTGACCAAGACGTACGCGGAGTTGATGAACCTTCCTGAGTTGGAGAACATCATTCGGTTCAGCACCCCAATGCCCGAAGGTGATAGCCCAAGCTCTGCAATAGCGAGTGTGCCCAAGAGTCCAATGAGCACCAGGAACTATGTGCGTCACAACACGGGCGGCCAGGGTTCTAATCCATTGCAGCAATCGATGCAGATGATGGCACAGGGCGGTGCTGGTTCAGGAGGTGGGTCAGGTGCAGGTATGTTTGGTCCGAAAACCGCAGGAGGAATGACATGAGTGAGTACAGTTACCAGAACGAATATCAGTTCGAGATAGAGCCCGGACAGTCCGGCGCGGGCGAGATTGTGTCCGTAGACTTTGAGACGATGATGAACGCCAAGGACGGATTCTTGGTGCTATCAGATGGCAGGTCAGCCAAGCGGGTGAATCGTCCAAGCAGTCGCCAGCGAACGACTAAAGAGAACAGCCAGGAGGTTAGTTCTTCGGGTTCTAAGATCGTCAGTGACGCCATGGGATTCACGGACAATCAGCTTGTGCAGATGGAAAACGACAGGGTGTCACATGGATTCAATGGCATCGAGTTCCGTCAGGATCCAAACGAGCCAAGGTTCTATCAGGTGCATTGTTCGAGTGAGCGAGCGAAATCTGAGTACATGAAGCATCGCGGGTTTACGGACCAAAACAGCAAGAACGGCAGCGGTGTCATGCTGGATGCGGAGCAGTTGGACGCTGCAAAGAAGATGGTGCAGGAACGGTTTGGAACGTATTTTCCAATACCAGAGCGTGCAGAAGGCTTATGTACTTGATACGATTTCCGTTTAGGTGACAGGTTGTCACCTTGGACAGACAGGTTGGCGTTACACAGCGGGGTGAACACATGGCAGTTAAAATCAAATTAACCGATCGTCAGCGGAAGATTGCCGCAGACGAGATGGAAGGTCTGGATTCTGAAGCAGAAAACTTGGAGGGATTGCGCGATGCTGGGTTCGAGTTCGACGAAGGTGATGAATCGCAATCTGATTCAGGCAGCACAGGCAGTGATGCAGGTGTTGGTGACGGCAGAGAGTACATTGACGATGGCGTTATTGACAATGGCGATGATTTTGCATCCGGGAATGATGGCGGCAGCAATCTGCCTGAGTGGGTTGACGATGATGTTCGGGAATACGCTGCAAGTTACGGCATTTCCGAAGAGGATTTGTTGGACTTTGGCAGTTTCGCACAGTTACAACGTGTTGGAACGATGCTGGACCGGAGGTTCACCAGTGCAGTGCAAGACAGCCAAGGATCGCAAGGCAGCCAGCAGGTCGATGATGGTACAGGCAAGGAAGGCAAAGAACCCGGACCAATCGACAGACTGAAACCGTTAGACCGCAAGCGTTACGAAGAGGCAAAGTACGGCGACGCGGAGCTTGACTTGGTTGACCAGCTCAACGCGACCATTGAGGCAGTGCGTTATTTCATGCCTGGGTTGCAACAGCAGGCCGAACAGCAGTTTTCTCAGCAACAGGAGGCAATGGAGCGAGATTTCCACAAGTCACTCGACGACCTAGACACGGAAATTTACGGCAAGGCGATGGACGGCGACAAGATTGCCGGACGACTCAACCCTGTGTTTGAGGAAAACAGGCGTGCAGTGCGAGAGGCGATGGTATTGCTGCAGCGCGGCATCGTTCGTGACGCGGAGCAGCGAGGCGTACAGCCAGAGATACCATCGGTACGTGCATTGGCAATGCGAGCGGCGAAGATTGTGGAACAGACTGCATCCAGTGGAAACGCCCAGTCGCGAACCCAAGCAAGCCGACAGCAGCAGGCAGTGGAGCAGTCTCGCAAACGCAGGCCAGTTGGCACGGGCGGTCGAAGTCGAGGCACGGTTTCAGGCAGCACGTCCGGTTCCGGGAAGAACGCCAATGGCTCTGGTTCAAGCGAAGCGGATGACGTGAAGCAAATCCTGAACAGTCCGGCCATTTCACAGTTTTGGAAGCAGACACAGCGGGAGAATGGGGTCACTTAATTGCAGTAGTGGCTGTGCTTGCGAATTTTGTAGTGGCACGTCTTTTCTAAAATCGTCAAATTCATGAAGCCTCGCAGGTGACACGAT